CCAATAGAAATTCAAAGTGGAGCTACTGTTACTATTGGTGCAGGAGAAACATGGACTATAGTATAAAAATGTATATAATAAATTTAGGTAAAAAAATGGAGGGTTGTAAGTAAATAATGGCTGTAGTTATAAACGGAAATGGAGCAGTTACAGGTCTTACAGCCTTGCCAGATTCAGCAATGGCAACTGGTTCTGTAATCCAAGTTGTTTACGCATCTACTAGCACTGAAGCATCTGCGACTACTAATACTTTCATTGATTCAAACCTAACTGCGACTATTACCCCCATTTCAACAAGTAGTAAAGTATTTGTAATTATAAATCAACAAACAGCACAATTTCACCCTTCAGGTGGTTCAAATGCTGTTTATGGCGGTATAAAATTAATCCGTACTGTAAGCAGTTCAGACACTACGTTACACAATCCATGTGCAAACACAGGTCCGTTTGAAGTAGGTGGAACTGGTCAGGTGGTGGTAAGAACAAATATAAATATATTAGATTCGCCTAGCACTACAAGTGCTGTTACTTATAAAACACAAATAGCTGCTTATGATAGTTCAAGAGGTCCTTTTGAGGCTCAGTTTGATGAAACTGGTGGTTCTGCAATAGATGGAACATCATATATTACATTAATGGAGGTAGTAGGGTGAGCCTAGACCATAAAGCAATATATAAAGCATATAGTGGTACTGTTGTTGGTATTAATGCACAAGGTGCTTGGGATTCAAGTGGTAATCTTGTAAGTTTAGATCAAAGCAAAATAGATGCAGCAAGGGTTACGCTAGATGCTGAAGCGGTTGCAAACAAGTATAAAACAGACAGGACAACTGATGGTTCTACTGTTTACGCTTCTTTTGGAGATCAACTTGATATGTTGTACGCAGATATGCTCGCTGGTAAACTAGATACAACTGGAACGTGGGCGACCCACATCAAAGCCGTTAAAGAGGCTAATCCAAAACCATGAGTCAAATCAAGCTAAAACATAGCGGTGGTAACGGTGTAATAATAGCTGCACCTAGTTCAAACCCTGCGTCAGACAGAACGATTACATTACCTAGTGATGCAGATGGAACGCTTGCAAGAACGCTTGATGTCGGTTTTAAAAGTTACGCAGTTATTGTTGACGGCAAAGTAGACAATACTGATGGTGGTACATTTACAAATGGTGCATGGAGAACAAGAGACTTAAACCATGAATTAACAGATGAAGATAATATTGTAAGCATCTCAAGTAATCAATTTACATTGGCTGCTGGAAATTATTTAATTTTAGCTACAGCACCAGCAATTCAAGTCGGGACACATCAAGCTAGAATTTATAATGTAACTGATTCAGCACAAGTAGAGTTAGGTCAGCCAGAGTTTGCAGGGGCCATATCTAGTGGACCAGGCAATGTAAGTCGAGTAGTTACAAGAGTGAGCATTGCAGCTAGTAAGATTTTTGAAATTCAACATAGATGTGTTTCAACTTCTGGTGGAACTTGGGGATTTGGTGCAGCAAATTCTGGAAGTTTAAATTGGGATTCTGGTGCAAACTCTGTTTTCTATACTTACGTTGAAATTTATAAGGAGCCGTAATTATGACAATTAATTCAAACACAGATATTAATTTAGCTTTATTGCAGCTTGGCAAAAATGCTAACCGCTATAGATTGGATCAAAATTGTACTCCACATAAAATAATAGAATGGGATTCTGCTAACACAGATTCACAACCTACAGACGACGAATTAAATTCAGCTTATACAGCTTGGGATAAAGCAAATGGTCATAAAAGTAAAAGAGTATTAGAGTATCCAACAATCGAAGATCAGCTTGACGACATCTACCATAATGGAATAGATGGCTGGAAAGCTACTATAAAAACTATCAAGGACAAGTATCCTAAGAGCTAATTATGTCAGAACTAAAAGTCAACAGTATAAAAGGAACAGGAGCTAGTACAGCAGCTATCACGATTGATAGTTCTGCTGGAACGTGTACTGCAAATATTACTAATAACCTTTCTAACAGACGACTCACCATTAATGGAGATATGAAAATAGCTCAACGTGGTACGTCAGCTACTACAGACGGCTATGGTACTGTTGATAGGTTTAGACAGGCGTATTCTGGACAAGATGAAGCACCAACTCAGTCACAAGTTGATGTTGCAAGTGGAACTACACCTTATTCTCAAGGTTTTAGAAAAGCATTTAGAATTACTAATGGAAACCAAACAAGTGGAGCTGGTTCGTCTGACCTTATTTTAATGAGGCATAGATTAGAAGCTCAAGATATTGCGAATAGTGGTTGGAATTATACTTCAAGTTCTAGTTTTATAACTTTAAGTTTTTGGTGTAAAAGTAGTGTTGCTCAAAATTTTTATATAAGACTTGAAACTTCAGATGGCACTGCACAAGCGTATTATATGGAAACAGGTTCATTGACTGCTGATACTTGGACAAAAGTAACAAAAACAATACCTGGAAATTCAAATTTACAATTTGATAATGACGCAAATGTAGGTTTAACTATTGAATGGGTACAGTTTTACGGAACAGATAAAACTGGAAGTGTTAGTTTAGATAGTTGGGCTGCATATAGTAATACACTCAGAGTCCCAGACATGACTTCAACATGGTATACAACAAATGACGCAACATGGGAGCTTACAGGAGTTCAATTAGAAGTAGGCAGCGTGGCAACAGATTTTGAATTTAGGACAGTTGGTCAAGAGCTTCAGCTTTGTAAGCGTTATTATTATCAAGAAACTAGAAGTGGAAGCACAGGTGGTAATGGTCAAGGAATTTTTGGATTAGCAATGACTGCTAATAGTAGTAGTGGATCAATTTATCTAGCTATGCAACACCCAGTTGAAATGAGAGCAGCTCCAACAGTTTCATTCTCAGGGACTTTTGCAGCACATTTGTTTGGTGTATCTATAGCTACAATTTCTGCTTCTGATATGGGTGCTGCTTACCATAATGGAACAACAGCCACCACTGTTAATGGATCCGGTATTGGCTCTCCAGGTCAAGGAACCTTGTCATTTTTGGAAGGTGTATCTGGCACAATAATCTTTTCTTCGGAACTTTAATCATGGCAACACGTTACAAATTAGTCCTTGACTTCACTGGGGGTGAAGCAAATTCAATAAAAAAAACATTAGATGATGGAACAGTTAGTTGGATACCAAAAGATACTATGAATACTGACTACCAAGATTACCTTGCTTGGGTAGCAGAAGGTAATACTGCGGAGGCTGCTGATTAATGGCAATAGCACCAGGGACATACAACATGACCGTTCAAAGAAGGTCAGATCATAGTCTTCCTATTGTCTTAAAAGATAATTCTGGAACGGCAATAAATTTAACAGGATTTACAGTAGCAGCACAAGTTTGGGACGAATCACGTTCCACAAAATATGCAGATTGGGCTGTTACTTATACAGATAGATCAGCAGGATCTTTTTCTATAGCATTGACAGACACCCAAACAGCTACATTCACTCCTGAGATATTAGCTTACGATGTGTTATTAGTTGATGGATCGGGTCTCAAAGAATATTATTTAGAGGGTAAGATATTTATGAGTGAGGGCTACACAACCACATGAGTCAAGTCAACATTACAACCACTAAAAATACCGTTACTGTTAACGGTGAGACAAGGGTTGTTACGGTGGCAACTCAAGGTCCACAAGGAGCTTCGACTGCTATAGATACATCTAGTGCAGTTGATAATTCGGTAGTGTATTATCACGCATCTAGTGGTACATTAAAAGCAGATGATACTACTACTAAACTAACACTCGTTAATGGAGGAAACTTTTAGGCCATGTCTAACACTATAAGAATTAAAAAGAGAGCAGCAAGTGGATCGGCTGGTGCTCCTTCTAGTTTATCTCCATCAGAATTAGCTTTCAACGAAAACGATCTGAAATTATATTATGGTTTTGGTGATAATGGTTCTACACCACCTTCTGCGAGTTCAATAATTACTGTTGGTGGTTCTGGTGCGTTTTTTGATAAGACAACAACAAGAACAACTAATCATGTTTTAGCTGGTGCTGCCTCTGGAAGTGCTGCTGCACCTACATTTAGAGCCTTAGTTGCTGCTGATATTCCTTCTATTGCACATACAAAAATATCTGACTTTGATGCAGGTGTACAAGTAAATAGAGTAGACGAATTAGCTGCTGCAACCAATCCAGTAACAGGAGTTACGCCTACAGCCGATGCTCATTTTGCAACGAAAGGATATGTAGATGGTGTCAGCCAGGGATTAGATATTAAAGACAGTGTTAAGGTCGCTACTACTGCAAATATTACACTTTCTGGAACGCAAACTATTGATGGTGTTGCTGTTTCTGCTGATGAAAGAGTTTTAGTTAAAAACCAAAGTACAGCAAGTCAAAATGGTTTATACCTTTGCAAAGCAAGTACATGGGTAAGAGCAGATGATTTAGCTGCTGGTGCTGATGCAGCTGGAATGTTCACCTTTGTTGAACAAGGATCTACAAATGCTGACCAAGGTTTTGTTTGTAGTTCTGACAAAGGATCTGCTGTTGTCGGCACTAATAATTTATCTTATACACAATTCAGTGGTGGTGGAAATCTGACAGGTGGTGATGGGATAACAAAATCTGGTAACGAATTTAGTGTTGATCTTAAATCTAATGGTGGACTTGTTATCGAATCAACTGAAATCGCTGTTGATCTCTCTGCTAGTTCTATCACAGGAACTCTTGCAGTTAGCGATGGTGGAACGGGTGCTACAAGTGCAAGTGCAGCAAGAACAGCATTAGGATTAGCAATCGGTACAAACGTACAGGCTTTTGATGCTCAGTTATCTGATATTGCTGGTCTTACTCCTTCTGATGGTAATTTTATTGTTGGAGATGGTTCCAACTTTGTACTTGAAAGTGGCTCAACTGCAAGAGCTTCTCTTGGATTAGCAATCGGTTCTAATGTTCAAGCCTATGACGCTGATTTAGATAACTTATCTGGTTGCCAATCTGGAGGATCTGCTGCGTTAGCTGCTTTGACTGCTACAGAAATTCAAATTCTTGATGGAGCAACTGTATCCACTGCTGAATTGAATATTCTTGATGGTGTTACTGCTACTGCATCTGAATTAAATATTTTAGATGGTGTTACTGCCACAGCTTCAGAACTAAACATTATGGATGGAGTCACAGCAACGACTTCAGAACTAAATATAATGGATGGGGTAACAGCTACTACCACTGAGCTTAACCACACTGATGGAGTTACAAGTAATATTCAAACACAATTAGATGCAAAGCAAGCCTCTGATGCACAGCTTACAGAGCTTGCAACAATGGCTAGTGGTACAGCAGATGCTCTGGCTGATTTATCAGGCACAGAGGTTGGCATATTAGATGGTGCTACAGTTACAACGACTGAGTTGAACATCATGGATGGTGATACGGCTGCAAGTTCAACAACACTAGCCACAGCAGATCGTATGGTTATGAACGATTCTGGAACGATGAAACAAGTTGCTTTATCTGATCTGGTTACATTTTTGGAGGATGGTGCTACATCTGGTTTTGATCTAGATGGTGGAACATTTTAGACCATAGGAGGTAAAGGCCAATGGCTAATGTTATTAAGCTAAAACGAGGTACTAGCACACCTACAACAAGTGATATAGTCAATGGTGAGGTAGCTTTAGATACTTCTGCTAAAAAACT